CTGAAGCAGTACAACGAAGAACGGCCCCATGAGTCCTTGGGCAACATTCCTCCGGCTGAGTATTTGAAAATCAATTCACCCCAGAAAGTCTCTACCTTCGGGTGGCACTAACTTGGGGAGGTTTACATTAGTTTTGACTGATATTGTATTTTTTCTGCGATTCCCTCACATAAAACGCGCAAGCCTTCATTCCGTATTGAACAATCTAGTTGGATAATCACGGGCGGGGCACCGCCTTCTTTTGCATCTCAAACCACCCTCTGGTGCCACTCTAGCCGCCTTTAACTACCATCTGCCGCGCTTGGAGTGCCGTGTCAGGCATCTGCCCGCTGGCGCGCCGATCATTCACTACGCAGCATGCCTATGCCATTGGGGCGTGCATCCTTCAGGCTGAAGGCCTGCCAGTGCCACCCATGCCTTGATCCCTTCCTAAGAACACAAATGAAGAGCCCGTGATGTTTTCGCGGGCTTTTTTTGCGCCATCAGTTTAGCAAGAAAAAATCCATGCAGAAAAAGCACTCATCCGCGCCAAACCTTCGGGGCTTTTCAGTCAAAAAATTGCAAAAAAGAAAGTGCCGCAATGGGGGCTGGAACCGTTGCTGCGAATAGGGCGTGAGGGGAAGGAGACAATTGCACTGATTGCAATGAATTGCGGAGACTCGCAATATGATTGCATTTTTTTAAATGGGTCTTAAAACATAACATAGTATAATTGTTGATTTTATTTTTTAAAGCTCAATAGGAAAATGTATTTTGTAGTCCCTAGTTGTAGTCCCTAACAAAAAAAGGCTTATGACGTTTAGCCATAAGCCTTTGATTTTCTTGGTGGGTCGTGCGGGGTTCGAACCTGCGACTCTCTGCTTAAAAGGCAGATACTCTACCTGCTGAGTTAACGACCCGTTGAGACGCGCAATATATATACAGATGTTGCGGCTGTCAAGCATGAAATTTATGTCCGGTCTGTCTGGCCTGAAAAGCCGGCCGGATCGGACACAACTATGTTTTTTCAATACTGTTTTCGGCAATAGCCACATGTCGCCGGGCCATGTATGCCCCTCAGGTTGGTTGTTGCCGTGGGGCCGCAGCCGGGCTGCGGACCTTATCCTTTTTTCTCAAGTTTGGCCCAGGTGTCGCGCAGGGTTGCTGTGCGGTTAAAGACCGGGCGCTCTGCGGTGCTGTCTTTATCCTTGCAAAAGTAGCCAAGGCGCTCGAATTGCACTTTCCGGCCCACGGCAAGCTCTGCAAGGGCCGGCTCAAGCAGGCCCTCAACAACTGTAAGCGACTGGGGATTGATATAGTCCAGAAAGGACTGACCTTCAGGAGCCGCATTGGGGTTTTCTACGCTGAAGAGCTGCTCGTACAGGCGTACCTCTGCCGGAAGCGCATGCGCGCCCGACACCCAGTGGATGGTTCCCTTGACCTTGCGGCCATCCGGACTTTGGCCGCCACGGCTTTCAGGGTCGTACACGCAGCGCAGCTCCGTTACATTGCCGTTTTCATCCAACACGGCTTCGCGGCAAGTGATAAAGTATGCGTAGCGCAGGCGTACTTCCACGCCAGGGGCCAGGCGGTGGTATTTTTTCGGCGGGTCCAGGCGGAAGTCGTCACGCTCGACATATATTTCGCGCGAGAAGGGAACCTTGCGGCTGCCATAGCTTTCGTCCTCCGGATGGAAGGGCATGTCGAATTCTTCCACCTGCCCTTCGGGGTAGTTTTCTATCACTACCTTGATCGGATCCAGCACAGCCATAACGCGTGCGGCATGGGCGTTCAGATGCTCACGTACGCAGAATTCCAGCATGGAGTATTCCACGGTGGAGTCGGCCCGCGCCAGGCCGATGCGGGAGCAGAATTCGCGCAGGGCTTCAGGCGGCACACCCCGGCGGCGCAGCCCGCTGAGTGTGGGCATGCGCGGGTCGTCCCAGCCCTGTACGTGCCCTTCTTTGACAAGCTGGATGAGCTTGCGCTTGGAGAGCACGGTATAGGTGAGGTTGAGGCGGGCGAATTCAATCTGCTGGGGGTGGTAGACCCCGAGGGTCTCGAGCACCCAGTCGTACAGTTCGCGGTTGTTCACGAACTCCAGTGTGCAGAGTGAATGGGTAATGCCTTCAATGGAGTCCGACAGGCAGTGGGTAAAGTCATACATGGGGTAGATGCACCAGTCGTTGCCCGTGCGGTGGTGCTCGGCATGCCGGATGCGGTAGATTGTCGGATCCCGCATGACAAGATTGGGCGAAGCCATGTTGATCTTGGCGCGCAGTACCCGTTCGCCATCGGCAAATTCTCCGGCACGCATGCGGCGGAAGAGGTCGAGGTTTTCTTCCACGCTGCGGTTGCGCCAGGGGCTTTCGCGGCCGGGTTCGGTAAGAGTGCCGCGATGTTCACGGATTTCTTCAGCCGAAAGGTCGTCCACATAGGCTTTACCCATTTTGATAAGCTGTTCGGCATATTCGTACAGCTGCTCAAAATAGTTGGAAGCGTAAAACTCTCTATCCTGCCAGTCGCCGCCAAGCCAGTGGACGTCTTCGCGGATGGAGTCGACGTATTCCTGTTCTTCCTTGGTGGGATTGGTGTCGTCAAAGCGCAGGTTGCACAATCCATTGAATTCATTGGCAACACCGAAATTCAGGCAGATGGATTTGGCATGGCCCAGATGCAGATATCCGTTGGGCTCAGGAGGAAAGCGCGTATGAACCTTGCCGCCGTAACGGCCGGTGGCGTTGTCTTCCATAATGCGCGCCCGGATAAAGTCCACTCCGGGCTTGTTTGCAGACTCCGCCGCAGTGGCGTTGGAAGAAGGACTGGGGGAACCTGCTGCGGGCGCTGCGGGGGAGGGGACTGTGGATTTTGTTTCGGGGGCCATAATGCGCTCCATTGCTCCTGGCGGTAATGTAAACTCTCAAATTACGCCAAGCAGCGGCAGGGGTCAACGTGCGACTGCCCGGCAGAGAAATACGCCATGTGCGGCTTGGCCGTGTATCGTTTCGGCCAGACGTTACTGTAGCAGAAAGGGGGAGGCGGCCATGGCAGTTGGGCGTACGGCTAGAACGGGTTGCTGCGTATTGTGCTGTATTTGTTGATGATTACCGTGTGTGAAAGTACGTCTGAATGTGCGGCCCGTACAGCGGCAGGGCGGCAGTGGAGTTGCTTGAATACGGAACAAAAATGTTCATTCTCTTGACAGGTATGCCGTACTGAGCTAGATTGCGCTTCTGCATTCTGGGCGCTGCTGCGCCTGTTGCACGCGGAGAGGTGTCCGAGTCGGCCGAAGGAGCTCGCCTGCTAAGCGAGTATACGGGCTTAAACCTGTATCGAGAGTTCAAATCTCTCCCTCTCCGCCATATAGCCAATGAGAACGGCGAGTTACTGAATAAGTAGCTCGCCGTTTTTTGCGTCTGAAAAGGGGTGCTTTTAGCGAGTACAAGGCAGAAAACATACCGCTGTACATACTTTTGTTAAAACTCTGTAAAAATGTGCTGGGTTTTATGATGGCTTTGCTGAGTTGTACATCTACATCACAGGCGGGGATGCTCAGCGCCACGCCACGAGCGGCGTTACGGACAGCATCCGTCCGTTGCGGACACGGCCTTTGATCTGCCTGTTTATCTTGTTCGTTTTATATGTTTTTTTGTAGTCCATGCCAAATATACATAGCCCGAAACCTGCTTCGCGTGCAGGATTCGGGTTATGTCATGCTCGTGGGAAGTCCTGTGCACAGGCTGGCCTGCGATTTGCAACATCTGCGGCATGATTGCAGGTTGTCTGCCAGAGGGCCATTTGCGGTCGGAGCAGGCAGTTTTTTCGGGTCTGGGCGGCGTTGAAACTACTTGGAACAGATAATAAAACATGTAATGCGAACTATAGTCTCTTGACAGAAAACAAGAAAAGCTACACAGTACGTTTGCCAGAAACAAGAATGGGTTTTATTACCGCTCCGGTCGCTTACAGCGCCGGGCATCTCTACTCTTGTATCTGTAGCGGAAGTCGCCCCGTGGGCTTCCTCATGATGCCTCCACTTATATATCGGGCAACTATCGTTTTAGTTGTTTGCTATTGCTGAAAATATTCTCTTGAATCGCTGGTTGGTGCATTCAGGAGAAATATTTTTCTGCGCTGAAAGATTCTCTTTCAGTCTTTTATCCTATACTGGTACCTTTTTTGCAATGTTTTGGATTGCGCCCGCATGCTGTATGCGGGGAATCCCTTTTATTTTTGTACGTATTTTTTAATCAGATATTCTATATCAGATGTCTGTAAGCAAAGGGTGCATTATTATGGCAGACGTTAAGCTTTCTCGCCCGGCCTCCGGACAGCAGTTTGTTATCCCCAGCGCTCCTGATGCCCGTCTGGTTCTGGACTTTCCGGCAGATCAGGTAAGCATTGACCGGCCCGAAGGTTCCAGCAGCCTGTTCTTTCACTTTGATGATGGTGCGTCCATAGAGCTGCAAAATTTTTACGGGGCGTATAATAAAGAAGCCCTGCCGGAATTTGAGATTGACGGTCAGCTTATTGCTGGAACAGATTTTTTTGAGGCTTTCGGGCCTGACCTTGTGCCTGCTGCAGGCCCCGCATCTGCCGAGCGCGGCGCGAGGTATAACGAATACTCCGATATGGGGCTTGCCGAAGGCGTCTGGCATCTTAATGAGCTTGATTACCGTCTGGCTTTTGACACTCCGCAAACTGACGATGAGTGGGCGTACGGCGTTATTGACAATCTCGCCCCCACGCTCAGCACCGGTGGTGCGCCCATCACTCTCGGGCTTACAGAAACCGGCTGGGACGGTGTGAGCACCGCCAGCCCGGCTCCGGTCCGCACCACGGGCAGCTTTACCGTGCGCGATCCCGATGGCGACAGCCTCACAGCCACGGTAACCATTGGCGGCAAAACTGTGGCGGTGAGCCTTGCCGGTCCCACCACGGTTGAAAGCGACTATGGTACGCTGGTCATCACGCCCAGCGGCCGTGGTTCCGACGTCACCTTTGACTTCGAGTATACCCTCAAGGAAGACCCGTACAGCAAGGCAGACCAGCTGGCACAAGGCGAGCAGGTTACCGACGGCATCGTCATATCGGTCAATGACGGCATGGGGCATACGGTCAACCAGCCCGTCAACGTGGTTATCACAGGCAGCAACGATGCGCCGGATATCACGGGCGTGGTGAGCGACATCGGTGGCGCTGACGGCCATACCGTCAAGGATGACGGCGTCTTCGGCAGGCAGGGCGATCAGAAAACAGGAACCATCGGCACGGACGAAAATGCAGCCATCCATACCCCCGGCACAGAAGACGGGCAGATGCGGCTCTCCGTCAGCGGCAAGATTCTTGCCCAGGATCCGGACAGCGACGCGGAACTGACCTTCGGCTTTGTAGACAAAAGCGGTAGCGCCCTTGCTACGGGTTCCGAACTGGGCATGCTGCCCGATGGCACGACCCCCATCACTGTCACGGACGTGAGCGAATCTGATGGCATTCTTGTTATCGAAACCGACTACGGCACGCTGACCCTGGTCACCACGGGTGCGGACGCCGGCAGCTATACCTTTACGCTGCACAAAGATGCCGACGCCACCAACAGGCTGGCGGAAAACGAAGAAATTACCCTCACCCTGCGCCCCACGGTTACCGACAACCACGGCGCAACAGACGGCAATGCCGGAGTTACCCGTCCGGATGCCGACGGCGCGTCCTCTGCCGTCAACGACCTTGTGATCACCATCAAGGGCAGCAATGACCTGCCCACAGTGGAAGGCAGTTCCTGGACAAAAACAGCGCCGGGCAGCGTCACCGAAGATGCCTCTGTCAACACGATTACAGGCACCATCACAGCTACGGATGTGGACGCCGATGAAGGCGCGACCCTGCGTTACGGCTTTAACCACAACGGCACCATGGTGGAAACGCTGTATGTGGTTCCCGCGGGCGAAGCTGACGGAAAACTGACGTATGCTCTTGCAACCGAAGCCCCGGCCGACGGCAACTACTACGGCACGCTGACCATTACGGGCAGCGGCGCTTCAGCCGACTATGCCTTTGCGCTGAACAATGGCGCGCCCTGCACCCAGGCGCTGGACGACAGCAGCTCCAAAACCGGTAGCGGCCCGGACTGGTCTTCTCTTGACGTCACGGTTCCTGTGGTGGTTATGGACGCGGTTGGCGGCTATGCCCAGGAAAATATCCATCTGATCATCAATGGCGTCAACGATGCGCCCGTGTTTACCAGCGCTGACGCCTCCCACAGCGTCAAAGAAAGCGGCGTATACGCCGAAGGCAAGCGCGATGGCGTGTTGCACAGCGCGGAAAACGCGGCAACCACGGACGACAGCTTTACCACGGGCGGCAGTGTTGCGGCCAGGGATGTGGACGGTCACGGCGCAAGTGATACGCTGACCTACGGCCTTGTGGATGAACACGGCAGGCAGTTCGGCGGCACGAGCGGCGAGGGCGAGGCCGCCATTTATGTGACCGCCGAATACAAAGACGACGCATGGACGCCTTCCTACAGCAGCGATCCCGCCACTGCCGATGCCCCGGGCTATCTCGGCAAGCTGGTCATGGGCAAGGACGGCAACTATACATTTACGCTGAAAAATGATGGCATTGCCGATTCCATTGCCGAGGGCGACAAGGTCGACCTTGCCTTTACGCCTGCCGTGCATGACGGCACGGAGTACAACAAGGCGGGCGAAGCGCCGACCATTGCAATTACTGTTAATGGCAGCAATGACGCGCCCACCATCACGTCGCACGACAGCAGCCTCAGCGTTACAGAAGGCGCATTTGGCGGCGCAGCCGGTGTGGCTTCGGCCAGCGGCACGGTTCACGGTGCGGATGTGGATAAGGGCGATACCCTCAGCTATCACCTGACCCTTGGCGGAGATACAGGTACACTTGACGGCGCGGTCCTGCACAGCACCCTGTATGTGGTGAGCGATGGCCAGGGTGGCGTCACGCTTTCCGCCGATCCAGTCAGCGGTGAAACCTACGGCAAGCTGGTCATGGGCAAGGACGGCACGTATACATTTACGCTGGATAATGACAGCCCCGTGGTGCAGAAAATGACCACGGACGATAAGCAAACGCTGGATTTCACCGTGGCTGTGGTGGACGACAAGGGCGCGTATGCCCACGAATCTGTCACGCTGACCATCAATGGCGCCAATGATGCGCCCTATATGCTCAGCCAGAAGGGTGTTGGCACTGTCAAGGACGACGGCGTGTACAGCGCAGGTGGTGACTCCGGCCCGCTTAATCAGGACGAACTCAATCCGGTGACAAATACCGATGCTGCTGACCCTGCCGCAGGCACCTACAAGCAGAGCGTAAGCGGCGCGGTAAAGGCCGAGGACTACGAAGGCGATGAGCTTACCTACTCGCTGGACAATTCCGGTTCTTTCCCCGCTTCCGGCGTGCCGGACGGCTATACGGCCAGCAACTGCACAGCCATCACCAATGAGTATGGCACCCTCTATCTTAAGAGCGATGGTTCCTACACCTTTGTGCTTGATATGGACAGCCCCAAAGTCAACGCCCTGGGTGAAGGGAAGTCCGCATCGTTCAGCGTGCCGGTGAGCGCCAGTGATGGCAACAGCAGTACAACGTTCGCCAATGCCATTACCATTACGGTCAAGGGCACCAACGACGCGCCCGTGCTGGGCGAACCGCAGTGGACGAAGGGCAGTGAAATAACGCAGGATCTGAATGCTTCCGCCACAACGCGTATTTCCGGCACCGTCTCTGCCACTGATGTGGATTCCGGCGATCAGGCCAAGCTGACGTTTTACTTTGTTGGTGACGATGACAGCAGTGTGGCTACCAGGTTTTATGTGGGGCTTGATGGCAGCCTTACCGCCACCAAGCCTTCGGGTGACTACCTTGGCGAACTGAACATGAACAGCAGCGGCGGCAAGGGAACCTATACCTTTACGTTGAACAATGCCTCGCCCACTGTCCAGGCCATGGGCGAAACGGATACCAAAGACATATCCTTCAAGGTTGCGGTACGTGACCCGCAGGGTGCGTATGACAAGCAGGAAGGCAATGTCACGTTCACCATCAGGGGCGGTGATGATCCCACCTTTATCAATACGGGCGATCTGAATCAGGATCACAAGCTCATTGAGGCAGGGGTAATGCCCAAGAGCACGGTGACTGACGCCGAGGCTCGGGAATACAAGGACAGCAGCGTGGGCGTTCCCACGGCTACGGGCCGTATCCACGCTACCGATACCGATGCCAGGGATCAGGAAGAGCTGGATAAAGCCCCCAATACTGAAGGCACAAAGCTGCACTATATCATCAAGGTCGACAGTGGGAGCCATGACCTCAATGAGCGCATGGCTGCCGCTGAAGCTGATGGAAAGGACTCCTTTACCATTGAGACGCAGTTCGGTTCGCTGACCATCATGCGTGATGACGCGGGCGGCTTCAAGTACGAATACGCCGTGGACAACACAAATCCTGACGTGCAGAAAATGAACCTTGGCGACAAGGCGAGTGATGGTTTTACTGTGCTTGTCAAAGACACGGTTGCGAACAAGACGGTGTCCGAAGCCCCGGTAAAGGTCACCATCACGGGCGCCAACGACAGGCCTACCCTTGATGCCGACAGCCTCAAGGGCGGCACGATCGAAATTACCGAAAACACCGACGGCAAGAATCTGGTGGGCCGGGTTGAAGTTGCTGATGTTGAGCAGGGTATTGGCAACAAGGGCGGACACAGCGACTATGAAGCCGTGAACAAGGGCTTCACCTTTTCTCTGGTAACGGCCAAAGACGCCCTTACGGCAGATCAGATTGCCGGGCTCAAGACAGACGGCAACCTTGAAGATGAAAAACTGTTTAATCCCGGCAGCGACAGCCCTGTTTTGCAGGGTGAATACGGCCGCCTGACCATTGATCAGGCCACCGGCGAATACAGATATGAGCGCACGGCTGACCTGACGACTCTTGCCGAAGGCAAGACGGTTACTGACGTTTTTTACGTGCGCGTCAAGGATGCCGACGGCGCATATTCTGAAATCAAACCCATTGAGATTACCATCCACGGCAAGGATAACGCGGGTGTGCTCACCAACAACAGCCTGACCGTCACGGAAGACGGCGTTGCCGGCAACGTGCAGGGCATCCTCAACTGGAAGGGTGGTGCGGAAAAGCTGGGCGCTAATGAGGACGTGAGCGGCGGCAGCAGCATGAGCGGCAAGCTCGGCTGGCACGATGTTGATCAGGGCGATACGTATAAGGCCGATGGCTATACCTACGGCAATGCCGCCGTATCGGCAGGCGGCACCGGGGCAATTCCGGAAATGCCGGAAGTGGAGCGGAGCGGCAACACGTATGCCGTCAAGGGCTACGGCACAATTACCGTGGACGCAAACGGCAACTATGCCTTCACCAAAAGCGAAACGGACAATGGCGCTTTTGATGCCCTGCAGGCCGGGCAGTCCATCACCATCACCATTCCCGTAACGCTCGGAAAAGACACTGCCGGCGCTGATATCACGCAGAATCTTGTGATCACCATCAAGGGTACCAACGATGCTCCGGTGGTGACTGATCTGCCTGAAATCAAAGCGGGAGTTGATATCAGCGATATTGACTGGACATCTTCAGTCCTTGTGGATTTTATTCAGAAAGAAGCCCAGAACCAGCTTGAATACCAGAAGGCGCATGGCGGCGGCTGGGGCAATTTTGATCCGAACAGCTGGCTCATCAAGGCTATTACGGCCATGAACGCCGAGCATCCTCCCTACTGGCTTGTGGCAGGGTACAGCAAGGGTGATGCCGGTGAACTGATCAACAGAACGTGGTATAGCGAGGCCAGGGCTGAAAAAATACTGGATGCGATTCAGCAGGATTCTCACGCTTCCGATGCCCTGAAAGACAGCATGGCAGACTATAACACTGCCGTGGCCACCGATGTCAGCAAGACAGACTGGACGTCATCCGCTTTCGAGCAGTTCATCAAGCAGGAAGTCCAGAATCAGCTTGATTATCAGAAAGCACATGGCGGCGGCTGGAATACCTTTGACCCGAATAGCTGGCTCATAAAGGCCATCGGGAGCGATCTGTGGCTTGTTGAAAAATACAATGACCTTGGCATGGACGCCTGGTTGGCTACTGGAACCTGGTTTAATGCGGATATGGCGGAAAAAATGCTGCATGCCATTGCTGATAATCAGGCTGCCACCGATGCCCTGAAAAAACTTATTGCTGACAAGGTTTCAGACACTGTCATAGGTGAAGGCATTGCCGATACCGCCACCGTACTTGATCCCGCCACGGGCGATGTTTCTTCGTATGCCACTGACGTGGACGACGCTGCCGATTCGCTCAAGTTCTTCTTTGTGGATAAGGACGGCAACGTGGTGCAGAGCCACGAGGGCAAGTACGGCACATTGGTTGTTCAGCCCAACGGCCAGTACACCTATGTGCTGAATGATAATGTCGCTGAGCGTGTAACAGAAACCTTTGAAATCTATGTGCGTGACCCCCACAATGCCGTGGCCGACAAGACTATTCCCGTGGTTATTACCGCCAAGCCCATTCCGGGCGGCGGTTCGGGCGAAGGCCCGGGGGGCGGCACGGGCCATGACGGTATGGCGCTTACCCCCGGCGCGGCAGAAGTGCAGGAAGATGGGGTGCTCCACGTTTCCGGCGATATGGGTGACGGCACTGATCTGGCTCTGCGTCTGACGGGCTATACGTCCGCGGGGGCCGATGACAGCGCTTCGGGCCTCAGCGCCAGAACCATAGTCACCGATTACGGCACCATTACCCTGCTGCCTGATGGCACATATACCTATACCCTTAATAACGACAGCAGGGCCGTGCAGGAACTGACTGCTCACGACACGATCGAGCAGACGTTTACAGTCAGGAACGGTAAGGGCGAAGAGTCCACCATCACCATCACCATCAAGGGCGCCAATGACGCTCCGTATGTGGTTTCACAGGGCGATACGGTGGCCTTGAAGGAAGAAGATGGCGGCTGGACGCATACCGACCCCACAGGTTCCTTCACGGTGGCGGATATTGACGCGGGCGAAACGGAAAGCCTCACGCCAAGTGCCGGTAAAAGCTTCACTGACAATGGTGATGGCACATACACCGTTGAGGGCGAAAAGGGCGGTATCTTCACCATTACCAAGGGGGCAGACGGCCAGTTCACCTATACCTACAAGGCCGCCGAAGGCAACGACAGCACCAATTACAGGGGCATCGTCGAAGACACGGCAAAGCTGACCATTTCCAATGGTGATGGTGCGGAGAACCGGGTTACTGTCGACCTGAAAGCCAGGCTCGATTATGCCAATGATGCTCCCACGCTTACGGGCGAAGACGGCAAAATCCTGCTGGCGGAAGGCTCGGAACATGTGGTCATCGAGGACGGCGGCGCAAAAATGGTCGCCACGGGCAAGGTGCAGGCGACAGATCCTGATGTGGACAGTTCCGGCAGGCCGGACACGCTCACCTATGCCATCAAGGACAGCCCCACGGGCATGCTTGACTATATGGAAGGTGGCGAAAAGCTCGGCACCCTCATCCTGGGCAAGGACGGCACGTATGAGTTCCATCTCAATACCAGCAGTGAAGCCGTACAGTCCCTCGGTGCTGGTGAGACCAAGGACATCTCCTTTACCGTTGTAGTCAGTGATGGTCACGGCGGTACGGCTACGGCGCAACTGCCCATTACCATTACGGGAACCAATGACGCCCCGGTCATCAGCCTGCACAATGTGGACGGCAGCGGCGCTGCCGGGTCCGGTGGGCTGCGCGACCTCACCCACGGCGACTTTGATAAAGATTACACCGTGGGCGGCGAACTGAAGTTCAGGGATGTGGATGCCAAGGACACGGTGCAGCTCTCCCTTGGCGGCAAGATTGACGGGCATGACCTGCGGGGGGATGATGATACAGATCCCACCCATCTGGATGTCTGGGCCGTCAAGGACGGCAGCGGCTGGCAGCAGTGCGCTCCCGGCACTGAAGGCGCGATAAAGATGGGGCATATGGAGCTGGACAGTGCGGGTGGTTCAGGCAGCGGCAGCACGGGCTACAGGTTTGTGGGTGACAAGGCTGCCCTGGCCCTGATCAACAAGGGCGAAAAACTGGATGTCACCGTGAGCATCAACGCTGATGACGGCAATGGCGGCGAGACTTCCGCCGACTTTGCAGTCTCCATCACGGGCACCAATACCATCCCCACCATCACGACCGAACCTGTGGACGTGAACATCACAGACGACGGCAGCACCTATACGGCCAGCGGTTCGATCGTTGCCGCTGATGCCGATGGCGACACGCTGACGTACTCCGTTGAAAAGGACGGCACGGTGCTTGTGGCCGATGCTGAAGGCAAGTATGTGCTGGATGGTTACGGCACGCTGACCCTTGGCAGTGACGGCAACTACGTGTTCACGCTCAATGATGCAGGCAAAGAAAAGCTGGAAAAACTGGGCCTGAAGAATGATGGTACACCGGAAACAGAGCATATCGGCACATTCACCGTCGTGGTGCAGGATCAGTACGGCGCAAGGGCCGAACAGACCCTGACGCTGGGCCTTACCGGCAGAAACGACGCGCCTGTGGCCGCCGCTGTTGCTACCGTAGGCCTGACTCTGGACAGCAGCCTTATCCCCGATGCTGACTGGGGTACGGGCAGCCATGCCTTTGAACTCGCTACGGATGCGGATGCAAATGACACGCTCGCCTATGCCCATGCCGGGACGAACGCTGTCATTGAAGCAGGCACAAGCATCTCGGGCAACTTTGGTACGTTGACCTTCAGCGATAACGCCGGACATCTCGCCTATGAATACAAGCTGGATACAAGTCATGACAATCTGGTCAGACTGGCTGAGGCGCATGCTGCCGGTCAGGAACTGAAAGACAGTTTTGGCTACACGGTGAGTGACAACCGAGGCGGTAACGACAGCAGCAGCATTGATGTCGGCATCACCTTCACTGCCGGGTCCGGTAATGCCGATGCCACAGAGAATCAGTTGATTTTCGGCAACAATGGCAGTGATGATCTGCACGGTGGTGCGGGCAACGACATCCTTTCCGGCGGCGCAGGTGACGATCATCTGTACGGCGGCGCAGGTGACGATTACCTCTTCGGCGGTGCGGGCAACGACTTCCTGGACGGCGGCGAGGGCAATAATCACCTGTACGGTGGCGACGGCAATGACGTGCTGGTCTTCCACCAGGGAGACACTATCGACGGTGGCGCGGGAACGGACATTCTGCTGGTCAGTGATAAAGAGGGCGAAGGTTTGAGCATTGATGACCTCTTTACGAATACAAGCGGCATTGAAGTTGTCGTGACCGGAACGGACGTGAACAGTCTGACCAACATGGGCAGCCTGGCTGACAAGGGCATCACGTTTAATGCAGATAACCAGGTGGTTCTTGACCATGCCAAGGGCTGGCACGTGGACACCACCGCCAGCTCCGGCGGCCATGATGTCTGGACAAATGATGCTGGTCTTGTTGTGACTGTAAAGCACGAAGATGAAGGCGATGCGGCTAAAAATGCCATGGTAACGCTTACGGCGTAACCGTCAATCGCTGACAGTATAGTGAGAGGGCCGTGCGCATTCCTGAATGCGGGCGGCCCTCTCGGTGTTTATGCCAGTGGATGCACCACAAAAAAATGTGCTGTTGCACCTCGCGTGGCTATCAATTTTTCGTATTTTGCGGTTCCGCACGCCTGCCCGCATGCCACAGTGGGCAATATGCACATGGGCGATAGCGTACCCGCCATGCACAACGGGCCGTACTCGCAAAAGAGTGCGGCCCGTTGTCGGCCACGGCGCAGGGCAGCGCCATTGCTGCAACAGATGGAAACAGGAATAAACGTTTTAGGGGGAGGGACCTTTTATAAAGATGCCCCTCCCCCCACAAAATATTTCAGGCGCCCATAACGCTAACGGCTCAGGCCAAGGTCGCGGAGCAGGTTGTCCACGGCCATACGCCCCATGGTCTCTGTGGCTCCGGCAGTGGAAGAAGAGCAATGGGACCCCATGACCAGATTGTCCAGCGCATACCAGGCCGGGTCCGCCGGGGGGTCCTGCTCAAAAACATCAAGGCCCGCGCCATAGATGCGGCCTTCCTGCAGGGCGGTCAGCAGGGCCGTTTCATCAATAAGGCCGCCGCGAGCGGTATTGATGATAACCGCGGTTTTTTTCATCATGGCTATCCGCCCGGCACTGATGCAGTTGCGGGTTTCGTCCGTCAGCACTGTATGCAGGGTAATAAAATCTGCTTCGCGGCAGATGCGGTCCATGTCTGCGCGCTCAACGCCTTCGGCACTGGCCCAGGCTTCGTCCCATGCGATGTCATGGCCGAGAATTTTCATGCCGAAGCCCTGCGCCCGTTTGACAACGCAGCGGCCGATGGCTCCAAGGCCTACGATGCCCAGGGTTTTGCCATACAGGTCAATACTGGTGATTTTGCCCCAGTCCTTTTCACGGCAGCGGCGGTCAATAAGCCCGGCCTTGCGCGCTACCATAAGCATGAGGGTCAGCGCATAGTCGGCCACAGCATTGCTGTTGGCCCCTACGGTGCGCGATACGGCAATGCCGCGCTGCTTGCAGGCCTCAAGGTCAATATTATCCAGGCCCACGCCGTACTTGGCGATGGCCCGAAGCTCCGGCGCGGCGGCCAGCACATCGGCGCTCATAGGGTCTACCCCCAGGATGACGCCCTGGCATCCGGCCAGTTTTTCACGCATCTGGTCGGCAGAAAGAATGCCGCCAGTATCGTTGCGCACTACTTCAAGACCGGCCTGCGTCAGGCGGTCAAACAGTTCGGGATTGGTTTTGCCAAAAGAACGGGGAGTAACAAGAATTTTCACAACAGTACCTCTTGGGGGCGGAGTGGGCGCAGGGCAGGGCAAAAGCCCGCAAAAATGCCGAGCGGCTGGCCTACAGGCTTACTCCAAGACCGTAAATTGTCAACGCGCCGTCATGCTGTGGCAGGGCAGCCCTGCCGCAAAACGCTTTGGGGGCCGCACACGACGCTTCGCGCAACCCTTACCGCGTGACAGCTAGCGCCGGGGATTGCGGTGGCGGCGATGGGGCGGAGTGCCCCTCAAAAACACGGCTTTTTATATGCATCTACCTGTCAGGGACCGTGTGGCGAATGCTTATGCAAAAGAGGCTCCGCTTCTGAAAAAGGAGCCTCTTTTGCAAAAGCGTTTTGCCGGAACGCTGCAATACGGCAATGGCCGGTATGGCGCAGATTGTGCCGCGCAATTTTTTGCAGAACCCGTATGGGATAGCCCGGCACGCCTGGCAGTGCACATTGCAGCCTTGCTCGGGGCAGCAGTAGCGTCCCACTGCTCCGGCAGGGCCGGACGTTATACTTCGATATTAAGCCTGTTGCCGATGCCCTGCGCTGCCAGACCGGCATTTTTATCCATGAGCGCCTGCATTTCCTGGCCTTTGCTGATGCTGCCGTTGATAACGGCGGCAGCCATGCTTGCCTGAAAATCCAGAGCCTCCCGGCTTATGCTCACGCTCATGCCCATTTGTACGTCATTCATGGCATGCTCCTTTGCGGGAAAATCCGCCCGCACTATTCTTATCGGATATAAAACCACAAGCCTTAGATATTTTTTGCCGGTAGTGATTTTGCCCTTTCACCGCGGGCAAAGCGCTGCCTGTATTGCGGCGGCGGGCGTGAACGTGTACAAGAGAAAAAACACAGGATATTGCTATGAGTGAATTGCGCGACCTCAAGGCCACGGCCATGCCCCTGCTTGACAGCGTGGTCGAGCGGCTCTGCCATCCGTCTTCTCTTGACGCGGTGTGGCATCGTCCAGCAGCGGGCGCGGCCATGCCGTCGCTGAAAGATCTTTCGGAAGTGATGGACAGGCTGCGGGCGGCCATTTTTCCCGGTTATTTCGGCCCCGCACGGGTATGGCGCGAGTCCATGCGTTATCACCTGTCGGCCAATCTCGACACCATTTACCGCATGCTGTGTGAACAGATCGTGCGGGGCTTCTGCTTTGGCTGCGAGGGTGAGGGCAATCCCTGCACGTCCTGCGAGACAGACGGCGAAAAAGCCGCCATCGCTTTTATGGACAGCCTGCCGGAGATCAGGCGTCTGCTGGCGGGCGACGCCAAAGCCGCCTACGAGGGCGACCCCGCGGCCACAAGCCCTGGCGAGACCATATTCTGCTATCCTTCCATGCAGGCCATGCTGCATCACCGCATCGCCCACGAGCTGTACAAACTCAACGTGCCGGTGATACCGCGCATCATTTCTGAAATGTCGCATTCGGCCACAGGCATTGACCTGCACCCCGGTGCGAGCATCGGTGAAGAATTTTTTATTGACCACGGCACTGGCGTGGTCATTGGCGAAACCTGCATTATCGGGCGCAACTGCCGTCTTTACCAGGGTGTGACTCTTGGGGCCTTGTCCTTTCCCAAGAATCCGGACGGCACGCTCACCAAGGGCATACCAAGGCACCCCATTCTTTGTGATAATGTCACGGTGTACGCCGGAGCCACCATTCTTGGTCGCGTGACCATCGGCAAAGGGGCCATTATCGGTGGTAATGTGTGGATTACCCAGGATGTGCCCGAGGGCGGACGCATCCTGCAGGAGCGGCCCCGTGGCTAACCTGTTACGCCTGATCACGAAACGCCGCGGCCTCTGCTGCCTTGTCTTGCTGTGCCTGCTGGCCGGATCGGCCTTGAGCGGCTGCGGGCAGGGCGTGCGTGTGCAGCCCAAGGGGCAGGCGCAGGTAGGTGTTGGCGTGGGCCGGTAGGCCGCGCTGCCGCCTTCACCAAGGGGGCGGGCGTTGCGCCTGATAATGTATGTTTTTCACTAATGATGCCCCGGCAGCAACGGCTGCCGGGGATTGTTTTTTCGGGCGATTCGTGCTCTGGCTTATATGGACATGGCCTGCGCTCTGTGGCATGCTGCCGCCTTCATCAAGAGGGCGGGCATTATCTGCGGCCCACTTTCCGCTTCATATCCGCGCTGCCGGACGAACCGGGCATGCCGGTATCTTTTTCCGGGCTGCCGCCCGAAAAGTGGCGGCAGACGTTTGGCATCAGGGCATTGCGACCGGCCGGACAGCGCCGGGTATATCGGGTATGTATCGCGTTTGTTTTACGGGCAGGGATGGTCTGGGTGTCCCATGCCCCGGTCGGCGTCGCACATAAGGAGGAAACGCCATGAGTGTGCTGGAAAAACTGTTTAATCCCGCTGCAAGGGGCAGCACGGTCAAAAGGGAAATGCTGGCAGGACTCACCAGCTTCATGGCCATGTGCTACCTTATTTTTGTGGTTCCCGGCATGCTGGCTGACGCGGGCATGCCCAAAGATTCCGCCGTGGCTTCCACCATATGGGTGACCATTATCGCCACCCTGGTTATGGGCCTGTGGGCCAGATTTCCTGTGGGGGTGGCTCCGGGACTCGGTATCACGGCATTTTTCGCCTACTATGTGTGTGGCCCGGCCGGATATTCCTGGCAGACGGGGCTGGGAGCCGTGTTTATTTCCGGTGTGGTTTTTCTGCTGCTCACGGTCACACGCATACGCCAGCTCATCATCAATGCCGTGCCTATGGATCTCAAATACGCCATTGTGGTGGGTATCGGGGCTTTTATCGCCTTTATCGGCATGAAAAGCTGCGGCATTGTGGCGGCTGACCCCGCCACCTTTGTGACGCTGGGCAATCTGGGCAATCCCGGAACCCTGCTTTCCATTGTGGGCATCTTTCTTATTGGCGGCCTGCTGGCCCTGCGCGTGCGCGGAGCCATGATCATAGGCATTCTGGTCATCACGGTGGCCGGCATAGCCCTTGGCGTGTCGCCCCTGCCCAAAGGGCCCATATTTTCTACCAGCCTGCCCATGCCCACTGAAACCTTCATGCAGATGGACATCAAGGGTGCGCTGCATCACGGGCTTATTTCCATTATCTTTACCCTGACGATGGTGGACCTTTTCGACAATATGGGCGTACTCATCGGGCTTTCGCAGAAGGCCGGGTTCATCCGCGAAGACGGCCATATCGAAAACCTCGACAAGGCCCTTATTACCGACTCTATGGCTACCATGGCCAGCGCCGTCATGGGCGCCACCACGGCCACGAGCTACCTCGAAAGCGCCGCCGGTGTTGCAGAGGGTGGCCGCACGGGGCTTACCGCCGTGACCATTGCCGTACTGTTTTTTCTGGCGCTCTTTTTCTCGCCTCTGGTGGGCATGGTTCCCGCCTACGCCACCGCGCCGGTGCTTATCATCGTGGGTGCCATGATGATGCAGGAAGTGGGGCGTATCTGCTTCAAGGACTTTACCGTGGCGCTGCCCGCGTTTTTGACCATCATCAGCATGCCGCTGACCTTCAACATTGCTACCGGCTTTGGTTTCGGCTTTGTGAGCTGGGTGGGCATCAAGGCCCTGGCCGGACGCTTCAAGGACCTGAACCTGGTCATGCTCTGCATTGCGCTGTGCTTCATCATCAACTTTGCCTTGCGCTTGCCGTAGGGACCAGTTACCGGAACTGCCGGCAGTATTGCCCCGGCGCCTGTGACACAGGCGCCGGGGCTGTTTGTTTGTCCGCCTGTCTGGCCTGCTTTATGAGCGTGACCTGTGTGATTCGCCTGTGGGAACGTACTGGGGGCCGGCATGTGTACCTTGCCTTTGGGCGCGCATCAGTGCATACTTTGCAACCGCGCATCACCGGGCCAAGGCAGCTTCGGGGCGGCCTTACGAGCTGTCGCCACACCGGGTACCTGTGGGTATTTTCCGGAAGGCGCACCTCAGCCATGACGGACCGCCAGACCTGCCAGAACTGGCGATATCTGCACAGTGCAGCGTCCAGGAAAATGGCGCGCGGGCTGAAAACAGCAGTAATACGCTGCCCCCGGCAGGCGTTTCAAGGTAAAATGCCCTCAACAAGGAACAGCACCTCATGACCACGCTTTTGAGATCGTCGCGCCCCAAGAAGCCCCTTTGGCGCGAATATGGCGAGGCCCTGCTTGTGGCCCTGCTGCTTGCCCTGGTTATCCGTACCTTTGTAGTACAGGCTTTTAAAATACCGTCTGAATCCATGCTGCAAACCCTGCTGGTGGGCGATCACCTGCTGGCAAGCAAGTTCGCCTATGGCATCAAGGTTCCCTTTACCAATCACTATATTTACAGGGGTGACGACCCGCAGCGCGGCGAAATCATCATCTTTGAATATCCCAATGATCCCAGTGTGGACTATATCAAGCGCATTGTGGGTGTTCCCGGCGATATCATCGAAGTGCGCGGCAAGCAGCTGTACCGCAATGGCGAAGCTGTCAAGGAAAGCTACACGCGTTTTACGCAGCCTGATCGTGTGGAGCCTGTACGCGACAATTTCGGACCGGTGACGGTTCCTGAAGGCAAGTACTTCGTCATGGGCGACAACCGCGACAACTCGCTGGATTCGCGCTTCTGGGGTTTTGTGGACCGCAGCGCCATACGGGCCAAGGCATGGCGCATCTACTGGTCCTGGGGCGGGCTTGACGACATGCGCTGGAACCGCATGGGCAAAAAAGTGGAATAGCCGCCCTGCGGCTCAAGCGTGGCAAGGAGGCCCTGTGGTGGTCCGGCTGAACAGCGGCGGCGTTGAAGGCGTTGATGCCTATCCCGTAGAACTGGAAGTGGACTATGTGCGCCAAGGGCTTCCGGGCTTCACCATGGTGGGCCTGGCGGAAACCGCCGTGCGCGAGGCCAAGGACCGCGTTTTTGCTGCCTTGCGGGCGGCAAACTTCAAGCTGCCCCCGGCGCGGGTAACCGTCAATCTTGCCCCTGCATGGCGGCGCAAGAGCGGGGCCAGCTATGACCTGCCGCTGGCAATGGGGTTGCTGGCCGCTTCCGGCGGCATTCCCGCCGAAGGTTTGCAGCGTTTTTATATGGCCGGCGAGCTTTCGCTCGCCGGTGATCTGCGCCCGGTCAGCGGTATTCTGCCTCTGGCGCTGCTGGCGCGGCAGCGCGGCGCGGCTGGCATTATCGTGCCGCCGGGCAACGGGGCCGAGGCTGCCGTGGTACGCGGCCTGCCTGTGTATACCCCCCGTAGTATTGCGCAGTGCGCCGCCTTTCTGGCAGGCGCGGAGCCTCTTGAGCCGGTAGCGGAACCGGAAGAGGCGGGCCTGCCGCCAGCGGAACATACCCTGGACTTTGCGGAAGTCAAAGGGCAGGAGGCTGCCAAGCGTGCCCTTGAGATCGCGGCGGCCGGAGGCCATAACGTGCTTTTGCTGGGGCCTCCGGGCAGCGGCAAGACCATGCTTGCCCATTTGCGCATCTCGTATCAGTGTGTATTCACAGATGTTATTGCGTCTGGCCTCTTTGGGCACATGTCCCTTGGACACATACGGACACTTCTGGAAGAGCTTCAACGGCGGCCCTTTTTTGCTTGTCCATGACATACTGATAGTGCGTCAAAAGCATTGTCGGGTTGCTGTGCCCCATGAGGCTGGCAACTGTTCCTACGTCCACACCTGCTGCAACCATTTCTGTGCCAAATGCATGGCGCAGGTCATAGGGCCGCAAGCGGCGTGTGATACCTGCTCTTCTGAGCGTGTTGCGCCACGCTCGCCATATCCTGCGTACAGGACCACCATTGTAGTGTACGAGGTAGTCATTTCCTTGGGGAACATCTTCAGCTTGCCATTTCCGGAACACAGGCAACAGGCTTTGCCTAATTGGCACTTCGCGCCACGGCGCATTCAGGTTTTTCTTTGCCCCGTGTACACGCAAGACTCCGCGTTCCAGGTCAACATCATTCCATGTCAACTTGAACAGTTCACACGGCCCCACACGGACGCCACATTGCGAACCTAGGATAATGACGCGCACGACGTGAGGGGAGGCGTTGCTAAGGATTGCCCGTATTTCTTCCGGGGTTGGCGGAATGAATTTTTCATATTTAGCCGGGGGGAGCTTGGGGAAATCTACTGGGTCGCAAAACCCCTCACTTGTGCACCAACGCAAGACGGTTCTCAATACTGAGAGATATTCCCGCACGGTGACTGGTTTTACGTCCCATTGCAGCATCTCCGACATTACGGCTTCAATGTCTTTGCGCGTGATGCTCCCGATAGGTTTTTCTCCCAGCTTGGACAGGGGGTAACGCATCGTCTTCATTTGCCATTGCAGGCTGGACTTGTTAAACTGTTTTTGCTTGAGGTACAAGAAGTACACCCCTTCGAGTGTGAGGACTTCCTGGCTTTCTTGAGGTTCCTCCTCTTTTCTAAATGACTCCCTGTCAAACTTAATGCGATGTTTGATCAGGGAGTCATGTTTTTCCGCTTCGTGTTTGGTCCTGAAGTTCGCGCTCTCACGCTTGCCAGTAAACGGATTGTTCCAGTAACATTGCCACGGCGAAGCGCGGCCCTGCCGGTAACGTATGGCCATGATGATATGCCTCCATCATGTGCCAAATGTGCCCGGCTATACGCTACTGGACACTTTGGCCTTGGGTCAATCTGTAAATATCGTCTATGGACATGGCTGTTAGCCGTATGCATGGATGGGGCTGGGGTTTACCTTGCCGCTGCCCTCCTGTTTTCGGCTGTGCAGCTTCGTGCATATCAAGCATGACCTGCCTGACAGCCGATGACAGCCAGCGCCGTCCACGGCTTCGGCCAATACCGAAGTCAATGGGATGCACACCACGTGCCGCCAAAATTGAAGCGGCCACGCCTGGGGTTGTCCCAAGCATGGCCGCTATGTCTTGCTGTCGTAACAGTCTCTCCACTCTACGCCACCTCCAAAAATATATCCGTCCCGGCCACATCGCAGCCGGGTGCTATCTCCATCAGCAGGTAGCCCAACGACCATCCTGTGCGTTCAAGCCAGCCCCAAGATTTACCCACCGTGAAATCTGCGCAGCGCCGCCGGGCGTCAAGGAGCATTGTGAAGCCCGTCCAGTATTGCGCCGACCAGCTTTTGAACATGTCCAAGCCGTTGCCTTCGCACATCATGAACTCGCCAAGTTTTTGGCTTATGGCGCGCATGTCGCGCTCTGTTCCGGCAGACGGCTTCTTCTTTTTCAGCAGGTCTTTAATGCACTCGCGCACCCATTTGCGGACTGTGGCAAGGCTGCCTGCCAGTTTGCTGCCGGGCTTGGCGAAGTCGGTCAGGATGCCGATGGAGCCTTCAAGAACGATCAGCGCCATATATGTGTCACGGTGCTGGATGGCGTGGGGGAAAGCGTGGGGGAGATGTGCGGTCGTCATGATTCCTCCGGTTCAAGCGGCATAGGGATGGGGCCAGCCCATTCAAAGCCTTCTCTTGTCACTGGCATCTGCGGATTGTAATCATCGCGCTTACTTCCAAACATCAGTTGCTCCCATGCTCCATACACTTCTACGCAGCGCGGCATGTTCAGCGTACTCGGCCTGCACCAGTACCACCCCGCCACCTTCGGCGGCTCCGTGGTCCACGTCAGGGCGCGGGGCAGGGGTTCGGTACGCGTATTCCATGCTGCGATGCTTTTATTGGTTGCCTGTTTTTGTGTTTCTCCTGACCGGAGGAAATACGATTCGGCAACATCGCCATTAATGCAGGGGCAATTAATGGATGCAAGATATTCGCCGCTACCATAATAAATATTTTCCCTGAGTGTGGGCTGTGCACCGCAGAATGGGCACGGCTTCAGTTCGGGCATGGCTGGTGCTCCTTATCATCACTTACTAATGACACTGTTTGCGCGTTGTAGTCGGCAGATATAATTGCGCCACATTTATTACATTCAACCTGCTGTGTTGCGCGTATCGTTGTCTGGGGGAACATCTCATGCCCGCATTTGCACAGTATTTTCCAACGGTTAGTACGCCCGTCTTTTGACAAGCCGAGATGTGTGAGCTTCATCTGTTCACCTCGAAAAAGGCTTGCGCAAATCCAATAGGCGTTGCGCTTCTGGCATTTTTGGTTGCTTGTGACGTTCCGCCGTACTGCGTGTGCATTTTGCTGCCCTCCGTAGGCTGGACGCTTAAATCCTTGCCAACTATCAACGGCAGCGGTGGTGTGAAACTGCCCCACAGGCATGTACGCTTGGTGTACGGATCGCCATAGTCACATGGATTGAAGCGCATCAGCGGTTTCCCGAGATATCGGACCAGTTTGCCAATGGGGTTTTCCAGCGCCCACCAGCGCAATGTTGCCCGGTGCGCCCACGCCAGCCTGACACAGGCATCAACGACTGACAGAGCCTCAATCATGTCTGCCTCGCTGCGCTGCCAGCGCGCTCCGGATGACGCAAAACATGTGCAGGGGGGGCAGCGAGGATGCCGTGTACTGACGTACTGTCCTTCTCTAGCAGCCTGACATCCCCACCATGTTGTAAATCAACACGCACAACATCATATCCCGCATCAGTATACGGCTGCGACCAGTTGCCCGTGTAGTCGCACAGGGAAAGGATACGGCGCATAGTTTACCCCTCGCCCGCAGCCGCAGCCACGGCGCGGCAGGCGGCTTCTTGCTGCCAGCACTCCTTGGGATCGCCAGTACAATCAAAGCCATCGTCCGCAGTGTCTGTGCAGATGCACCAATCTGGCCGCATGTCCCCTTCGAAGTCTGCCCAGAACGCCAGGTACGGACAGCCATCCTCGGCCAAAGACCCCGCCAGCCAATCGCGTTCCGCCCGCAGCCGCTCATTTTCCTCTCTGGCGTGCTGCAACTGTGACTCAAGCTCTTCGCTGTAAACTTCTTCTTTGAGGAGTGCCGCCTCGGCGGCTTCCAGGGCGGTTAGGACCTGATCAATGGCGGTGCAAATTTCACCGGCTCTCGAATTGCCCAAAAGCCTGGTGCCGGGTACCAACCCCATTGCACAGCCCTGCATATCGCGTAGGATTGTTTTTGTTTTTGGTGTGATTGTGGTCGTCGTGTCACTCATGGTTGGCCTCCAGTTCTTTTTGCACACCCTTCCGCGCGGCCCAACGCAACAGTGTGGGGTCAGGGCCGCCCATGCCCCCATCAGCGTCACATCCCTGATCATGGAGTGAGATGCCCAGTTCACGGTTTGCAAGCCAGGTTGCGAGGATCTGTGCTTCGGCCTCAAGTTCGGCAGCGCGCTCCTCAACAGCCTTCAATGCAGTTCCAAGCCTGTGAATCCTGAAGTTTAGCTCGTAAGTTGTTTTTCTTCTGTCTCTGGTGGCCTCCATGAGCCACGATCGAACGTCCTCAGATGTGATCTGGAACTGTTTTTCACGGACGTAATAGTGCCGCTCTGCTAGCGGAGTCAGTGTCGTATTACTCATATAAACTCCCCGCGTTGTCGGTATGCGCGGCCCACCTGAGGATGTATGGCTGAGAAAATTATTTCCCCTGCGCAGCGAGAAATTCTGATTCTTTGACCTCGCGCAGCCAGGACGGGATTTCGGGCATGGGGTCACAGGCGCGGCTCTCAGTGGCATCCCCGCGGGGGATGACAACAAGCAATTTGTCATCTGCGTAGCCCGCAACGCTACGCAACATCCTGCGACCAAGAATGACCATGCGCGATAATTTGAGGTGTGAAATAATGTAGTCGCTAACCTGAAATGTCAGTGACGGACTTGAAAGCTCTTCCGCAAGGAGCTTTCCAGCCTTGCAGTTTTTCTTGGGGTAATACCCGTAGCCATCTTCAACTCGCGTTTCACCTTTAAGGTGCGGAGCAACTTGCTTTTCCTTGAAGAACAGCCCTGTGCATCGTCCTTCCCATCCTGACGTCAGCACATTGTCGGCATTGTATTTTTTGCGCAGTGCTTCACGGGCGGTATGGGCTTCACTGTGCTTGACCTTAACATCGGATATCAGGGCTTGAGACTCCGGCCCTTCGCCGATGTAGTAATGTTTTTCTTCGCTCATGTGGCATCCTCCAGAAATAAAAAGCCGCCTCAGTGGGCGGCGGTTATGTCGTTGCAGCTTGTTCGCGCTCGGCTCTGAGCCGCGCGTCTTGCTTGTCCAGCGTTCGCAGCCGTTCCGCGAAAATCGCCATAGCCCCGCAGTTTTCAGGGGTAAGCCGGAAGTCTTCAGGATGGCGCACGGCGATGATGGTCAGGTTGCGACTGCGGGCCAGAGAGGTGACGGTGATGTCAGTCATGGGACGGCTCCAGGGGGCGAATTTCACTGATTTTAAAAGCGGTCATGTTGTATGGGCGTTTTTTCGTGCTGCACCAATGTTCTTCGCGGTCTGTGGTAGGAGCAATATACAAAGCGATACCCCAATCACCGCAAAAATTAACCTCCACCTTGTCGCCCCACTTGTACTCATGCGGAGGTTTGGGCGGCTCGTAGTGGTCGCTGGTGCCGATGAGGTGCGCGGTTTCGGTGGTGTAGGGGATGCAGAACAAGTGTCCACCCCCTCCTATGGTCACAAAATTGGACATGTATTTATTATCAGCGTCGTAATGGGAAAAATGTTGTAATTTCCACTTCTCTCCCAAGGCGCTCCGAACCATAACCAACTGTCCGGGCTCAAATTTGTGTTCGCTCATAAAATATGGCCCGCGTATCGCCCCACGGGCGCGGGTTGGGGGTTGCTACCGTGATTCACCACACAATTTCAGGCGACACCATCCAGATGCCGCCTGTCGTATGGGGTGAGGGGTGGGGGTCACAGTTTGTTAAACAGCCCGCATCCGCAAATGGGGCACTTCTTCTTTTTACTGACCGTCCCGCACTTTTTACAGGCGCGGGACGGCTTACCGTCGCTGAGTCGTTCACCCTTGCAACTTGCATAGATGCGGGCAAAATTCTTTGACTTACGCTTGCCCGTAAATTCAGGGCGGTTCGGGTTGTCGCAACCGCTCATTGAATGGCGGCCTCTGTTGTCGGCGCCTCCACGGCCACGGGCGGCTGATCTGCCGGCACATCTTCAACCGGCGCTTTTTCCGTGCTCACGCCGTCCGTGATCCAGTTGTCATCACTGGCGCCGTCTGCTGCTTCGGGGTTGCGCATGCAGGTACTGCACGGGGGCATGTTGACGGCCATGCTTTTGTAATTGCAGGTGGGGCATTCACGACGCGGCGCCCAATTATCCAGGCCGCCGTCAACAGTCTGCACACAGTTGGCGCACTCGTCGGCCTGTGAGCCGTCTTCGGCGTTGTCGATGTGTGCGCAGTTAACGCAGGTATGCCCCCAGGCCTGCGGTGTCGGTCCGGCCCTGTGGCGCGGATCTTCGCCAAGCGGAGCGGAATACCCCTTGCTGCTGGACGGCGGCCCATCAAACAGAGTGGGGCGGCGCTCGTCGGGCGTCATGGGGCGGCGCATGATTTCTTCTGCGGCGTCGTCGGCGGTGACGTAGACCACTTCGCCGGAATCAAAGTCCTGATACACGTCGCACAGCACGTCTTGCGGTTCGGTTTTGCCCCTGCGGAATTCAGCAGCGGCTTTGCTCAACCGCTTTTGTTCCGCATCAATCTTTGCCTTGTATTCCTTCCGCGTATCTGCAAGCTCGTCTTCGAGCATGTCAATCCTGGCCTGGGCTGCGGCCATTTCTTTGCCCAGGGCGATCTTATCTTCATCAGACAACGGGAAAGCCTTGGTGCAGGTATCGCGCTTGAGCCAATGGACATCATGCTTACGCCACGTCCAAGGCGCGCTATCGGCTGCTTCTTCGCCCTGGGCTTCGTCGGGACAGAGGTCGGTTGGTTCAATTGCGCTGACCAGTACATTGCACAAGAGCGTGTCACCGATGTTCAAGCTGTCAGCATCGTGCGTGAAATCAGTCGTGGCCAGGTCAGCCGTATTGCCGTGGCGATCTTCAACAGTGGCCGCTTCACCGTCCTCGGTGATTGCATGTATAGTAAGGGTGATGGATACGGTGGACTGAGAGGCAGGCTCTGACGCGGCTTCTTCTCCTTCACCGTAAGCCTTTATATACCCCTGTCCGTCCACAAGTCCTTTGTCTTCGGCCAACCAGTCGGGCAGCGCCACTTCAACATTTATGTCGCCGCGGTCCCCGGCGTATTCGATCTGGCTCTTGGCCAACCAGGCTTCATCGCCATTGCACACAAGCAAGATGGCGTCTTCCGTTTCTTGTATAATGTCGCCGTAGACCGTGAACATTTCCGGTTCAGGCTGAGGCAGCGCTTTCTTTCTGGCCATGTTGATCTCCTAAAAAAGGTGCCCGCGACGCATGGGAACGCCGCGGGCTTGTGGAGGGTAGGGAGGGGAAATTACGCGCGCGAGGGGCAACCGTCGCGTTCAGGGCAATAGAAACAGTCTTCATCGGGGACGGGCGCGTTATCCTTACGGGGGCAGGGGAAGGTGCTTTCGCCGGGGGCGGCATGGGCATGGGCTTGGGCTTTGCCTGCCTTGGATTTTGTCGGAGGCGTTTCATCCGGCGCGATCTCTTTCTGCGTAACCTCGCCCGTGGCCAAGTCGATCACTTCATCCTGCTTGCCCAGTGATTGCCTGATGCTATCGGTTGTAACGCTGTAAGTGCCGTTTTCACTTGGCTCAAGATCAAAGGTGTCTTTAACCTCTTCCGCAGTTTGCAGACCCATAGCGATTTCAGGCGCGTAGGCCCTGACGAACCAGGCCGCAGCCCGGTAGCGCAACATCAATTCCGGCATGGTCTGCCACTTGCTGCCGTTCTTGCCATACCAGCCCTCCTTTTTGGCAAGACCGATAGTGATAAGCGGGCCTTCGAGCTTTTCCTTGGTCGCCAGTTCTGTGGCTACGGCCTTGCAACCCCATTCGTCTGTACCTTGCTTGCCCTGGAACTCATACCGAATGGCAGAAAACCGCCCGCACTGGTTCATGGTGGCGATAAGGAATTGCGCTGACCATGCCGGGCGGCCATGGACGATATAGAGATTCTGACAAACCATCAGGGGATTGGCCCCCATACGCAGAGCCATATCCACGGCGATCACACAGTTCGGCAGATTATTTTGAAACTGCGTCGGCACGATATTAGAACTCGCGAACAGCTTCGCGGTGCGCTGGATAAGATCGAACCCGCCCACTGTATCGAACCCGGCACGGATGGCCGGGTCAATGGGCTTGGCGGCTGCCCCACGTAATTCAGCGAGATTTGTTGTCTGTGCTTGTGACATATTACTTCCTCCACCGGCACACATTGAAAGCCGGGCAGTATTTGGGATTGCAGAGTTGAGAGCGAGGGTTGCCGAAAAAACGTCCGGAATGCAGCATGTCAGCGGCCATCTGTAGCAGGCCGGGAGAGTATTCATCACCCACAAGCAGTTCACGCGCGCCGGTTATTGTACCGATGCCAGCCCGGCGGCCTTTCTCGGTTTTTGCAACCTGAAGGCCGATGATTTGTGCGGGGGCCTCAATAACACGCCCCAATGCATGCCCGGCCATCAGTTCATACACGGCAATCTGAGCGGCATGCCCAGCTGTTTTAACTGTACCGTCAGCAGCCACAGCCGTGCGGCCGGTCTTGATGTCTGCAATACCGTATCCATTATCTGTAAATGTCACACGGTCGGTTGTTCCAGTGAGCGCGATACCGATATCGGGAATTTTAAGCTCGGTGCATTTGGCCTCAACCGCCACATACTGCTGCTTGGGGGCGATTTCTTGGCAGTACCTTTTATGCAGCGATATGCCGATAACCTCAGCTTCACTGGGGCTATCTTCACCCCAATCAACGTCTTCTTCTGGTTTGTGGACGGCATCAGCCACAGCGCCTGCGGCCTCATCCACTGTCACGGGGTTGCCTTCAAGGCGGCTGCTATCAAACAGCGCAGTTCCGGCATGCACTGCCGTGCCAAGCTGCGCGGCTCCACTGCGGGGCATGCGCATACCTTTGACGTATTTCGCTTCCCAACGTGCCGGACAGTCAAAAATCTCCGGCAGGGATGATGCGCGTATGGTGATCATGTCCATCACTTAATATGCTCCATCTGTATTTTCTTTGCCGCCTCGGCATATGCCGCGTGTTGTTCAGGGCCGTCCAGACCGCCAACAAGGGCGAAAAGCAAAAGCGCGGCCAGAGCCAAAGCCCAGCCGCGCCAGTTGCTCACAGGGTTAAGGTCTCGCCACATGTCAGCCCCCTAGCAGTCTATTGCAGATCGCCAGCGCCAGAGGGACAAGCCCGGCTGCGGACACCGCGCGCAGCCAATCACCGAGATACGCGAGTCGAACACTAAGCATATCCACTCCCCAAGGTTTCCGGAAAATCCAGCCCGGGCTGGACACCGAATGTTCCACAGCACGCCGGGCTTGCCAGTTCATCAAGATAATCTGAACACGGCTCGAATTCATCCGCGTGGTTATCGCAGCGGCCCGTTGCCGCCGTGAGAGTCACAGACACGCCCGCGTCGGCTTCAACCGCGCCGCGGGTGCAGGGGCACACGGAAAGCTCACCGCGCCGGATGCCGTTGCGGTCATACACGGGAACCACCATGGCTTCAGAGCGATCCCAGAAGCGGCAATTGCCGCAGATTCTTTCCGAAGAGAGAATTTCAAGGTCATCGTCCTCATGCGTGTAAAGTTCTTCGCTCATAGCGGCCCCCGTAAAAGTTGAGGCCAGGGGTAAATCCCCGGCCTGTATGTAAACCGACTGATGTCGGGAGATGTAAAAGCCGGGCGCCCAATGCGCCCGGCCCCGCGCAGCCACGGGGAACAAGTAAGGCGTGGCGCGCTTGCCAATTTGAAAAAAGAAAAGGCCCTCGGAAATCCGAGGGCCTGTAGCGGCATTTTTAAGAGGTGAATTATACTGAATACTGTGAATTACCCAAATGGGTGCATGCTTATTCCAGATTTGAAAAGCTCACCATAGTTCGTTGTTGGATGCTCCACACGGTATACAGCCCTGATTAATCCCCACGCCATCACAGATGGAACCACCAGTAATGCCAAGAGCAACCCCAAAACATGCTTATGCGCAAAAAAAGCCTGCATGGCCACCGTATGCGTCATGAGCAAGACGAGTGCAGAAAAGAATATCCCATATAACATCGCACACAAAATACATATGCCCCAAAATAGATACGTTTTATACTTCCTACGCTGTTGATCATGGGCAAGGCGTTCATCAACCCATTTTGTATTTTCAGTCGGCGCACTCATAGCCTTTGCCGTAACAGGTTTCCGCCTGCCGTTACTCATACATACCCCAAGCTGCGTAGCCTAATGGTCATTGCTTCTTCAGATACCCCAAAAGTTTCACAAAGCGTTGCAAGCTTCATTCCACGTATTTCGACCATGACTTGCATTGCATCTTTTGGCATGAGCAATTCAGCGGCAAAAATATTCGCCTGAAACTCTTTTTTTGAATAATTCTGCTGATTGTATGCGGCCTGATTATCACGTGGGCTTGAACCGTGCCCAAGAACACAATGCCCTATTTCGTGGGCAACCGAAAAGCGTTGCCTCGAAAGGGCGTCGTTTTCGTTGATAGTAATTTCTTTTTCTTGCTGATCGTAGTATCCGCCAAGCCTGCCCAATTCGTCTGACATATATACCTTAAGACCTAGCTTTTCGGCGATCTCAACTGGATTGACGGGCAAGGAGTAGTCCCAATAGCTTTTGAGCACAATAGATGCGGCTTCATCGGGCTTCATTGGCCACCTCCTTATTTTGTTGACGCGAACAACCGCATCCTTTCTAGGTAGCGGCTTTCATATCCATAAACTAAGACAGAATCCTCTGTATTGCAACGGTAAGCAATTTTAAAACTCTGCTCCAATCCCTGCCCCCGTCACCGAAGGCAGGTCAGAAACAAAATTTGCTGTATTCATCAGTTTCACGGCCCGCTCAAAATGTCGTAACCGTGAGGGTTTGTTGGTCGGCTCACCCTAACCGTCGCTCCGGTGCGCTATGCGCTGCGGCCTTATTTTCAGCCGTTTTTCCGTCCCGCCCACCCTGTGGGGCTTTTACTTTCCTCAGCCTTCCCTGTGCTTCGTTTGCCTTCCCGCTTCCGTGGGCTTGCGGCTGTCCTGCACCCGGTACTTGTGGCCTTCCCTTCGCTCTCCCGGCTTGTGCTACTTTCGCCCGTAAGCGGTGTTCGCGCTGGTAGTGCGTTGGTGAAGACAGTCTATGTTTTTTATCATAATTCGTCAACTAAAATTGATAAAAAACATAGAAGCGGATAAAACAAAAACACCCGCAGTTCAGCGGGCAACAAAAAAGCCCCCAGAAGGGGGCGGGGAGGGGAAATGTGCGAGTGGTATCACGAACCAGGGATGATTATTTTTATTGTTGGTGCAATAGTTTTTATTGCCCTTGCTATTTATATAGAAATAGCAGAGTGCAGGGCCAGGAAACTGATGTGGTCACGCTTGGCCGACTTGGCTAAGGAAGAGCTTGCGGCATATTCCTTAGCACTGAAAACGCACAATGGCCTGCGTAAAAGAAGAAAGAAAGTGATGCCGCCCAAACGACGCAAGCCAGTGCGCTTAAAGCGTGCGCAAAGGTGTAGCCAGGTTGCTCTGGCGCGGGCTCAGGCTTTCTCTCACTAAAAACATCCAGAACGGCAAGTAGGTAGTAATCAAGGAATTTAACCGAATAATTGCCAGAAACAGACGAGTAACGTCTTTGAGCTATATAGGAAAGCCCCGCGCAAAGCACTGCTAAAGCTGCGCCCCATGAGAAGAATTGGAGCAGTGTTATGGCTACTTCTCCAAGTCTGGTCATGTTATATAAAACTGCAATTCCAGCCATGCCATTAAGTAGGAAAGCACCGTTAATTGCAATTTTTGAATATTCAACAATAGAGTTAAACTGTGCTATACTTTGCTGTTGTGCGGCTTCGTGGTACACGATAGTCCGCTCTTTGTGCAGATCAAACCATTTTTCTTTTAGCTTCTCTTTCTCAAGATCATCCATAGCCCTCCCCCTCACTGCTTAGTTTCTGTAGGCAGAGCCATCAACACAACTGCCAAATCCATACCACCTTACCTTTGACTATTTCCTCGTATCCCTCGAATGGCAGCGGAATGGGTTGGTAAACTTTATTGTCTGAGTGCAGTTCGATTGAGCCGCTTGCCCCCATGCGGATGCGTTTTATAACACGCCCGAACGGCGGCATATTAACAAGATAAATGCCGCCCTCAGAAATGTTCCCTGAGAATGGCACAACACCAACGTAAGAACCTTTCATTATAGTTGGTTCCATACTGTCCCCATCAACGCAGAATGCAGCTACATCTGGCAAGTTGTATTGTGGCAGCACTTGGATAAGGGTTTCGGGTTCGCCGGTGAAAAGCTCTGTCGCTGCTCCGGCCCCAGTCGTCCCATACACAGGGACTGTGGGCAAGGCTTCGCCTTCTACCAGTTCGGTAGGCGCATTGCTGCCTGGTCGACGAATTGTCGGCGAATCGTCGCCACTCCTTGGGAAGTGAATTCTTCCGCCTAAAAAGTTTGTTATCTTGATAGCATTGCTTGCAGTTAACCCCTGTCCTTCATTGATAAATCTAGACAAAGATGCCTGCTGTACTCCAGTCTGACGATATATTTCAGCCTGGGACTTGCCGGATCGTTTTATGGCTTCGCGCAGAAGGGTATAAAAATCGTTTTCCATTACTCCAATGTGCCAACTTTTATGACGCCTGTCATAATGTTTGTTGTCATTGAATGATTGCATTTCAATGTTTTTTATCATAGCATCGCCCCATGAACATTCAAAAATTTCGACACGACCTTTTGGATCGAATGCATGCGACCGGTAAAAGCCAGTCATGCCTGAGCGTAGAGTGTGGCGTTCAGCAAGCGAGCCTTTCGAGGTTTCTGTCCGGAAGTAATGGGTTGAATGGTGATGCGGTTCTCAAGCTCTGGCCCTTCGTCTACGGCGAACCACCTACAGCAGCCCCTGCCACGCCACACGAACCTGCGCAGGCCCGACCGTGAGCAACGCTGCTGCCCGCGCCACGGCCATTTCAACTGCGGCGGCCTCGTCAATGTCTGCCGGGTAGCTGCGGTACAGAGGCTTAAGGAGGGCAGGGGAGAGGATGGTCACGAGCAGGTGACCCTGCTTCGGTGTGATGTATGCGCGGAAGATTAACGGCTCTGGTTTTGCCATGAAAACAGATTACGGCCCGGAGCGGCTGGAAGGAATTACAATATGAGAGAGCAGTTACAGAGGATTACGTCCCTTCTGGCTCAAGCGTGCGCCACCTATCCGGGCGGCAAGCGCGGAGTTTTTAAGGCCATTGAGCACGAAGAGGGCAAGGGGCTGTCCGAGTCCAGCCTTTACACAGCGCTGAATGCAAACCCTACGGCGCCGGACACGCTGAAAGTGTCGCAACTGGTGAACGTCATGCGCGTGACTGCAGATGTTGCACCGCTGCGCTATCTTGCGGCCATGTTCGGCTATTCCATTGTGTCATACGAGGCCGAGGCCCCGGATGCCCCTACCGCTGAGGGTGAAATGCTCCAGGACTTCCCGGCGGTGGTGCGGTTTCATGAGGTCGGCCAGCGGTATCTGGATGGCAAGGCGTGCGCTGCTGAGTTGCTGCAGGCGCAGGAAATGGCATTGGCTGAATTACGGCAGACGACAGCAAAGGTCATCGAGGAGGGGAAATAGTCATGGATTCATCGCTCAACCCTCGTAACGCGGTTCGGGCCATCACCCTGCGCCGCCCATATGCAATCGTGTATTGCGCGCTGGATCGTGGCGAATGGATTGTGCAGCCCCGGGAAGTCGCCGGCTCGTTTCGGCTCTCAAAAACAGAGTTCAGGATGCGTTACTGCCTCGAATCGGACTGCCCGCCAAAAATCAAGGTTCTGTTTGAGGGCATACCAACATTCATGCAGTGGCGGATGGCATTAAGAGCTGGTGGAGGCAGATAATGGAATGGCTTCGCTGGTATCATGGCGCAATCTCTGACGATAAATGGCCACTCATCGCTCGCAAGTCTGGGCAGCCTGTCGCCATTGTCATCGCCATATGGGCTGCACTGCTCGAATGCGCCTCACAGGCCGACGACAGGGGCAGCATTGATGCTTTTGACCCTGAGAGCGTGGATGCCCTGTTGCAATTGGAGGATGGCACATCGCAGGCCGTTGTCGACGCCCTCTCCAGCGGCAAGCGCCCACGCATTGCAGGTGGACACATAGTCAACTGGTCAAAGCGGCAGCCTGTGCGGGAAGATGGCAGCGCTGAACGCGCCCGCGAGTGGCGCGAACGCAAGAAGAAGGAAAAATCTGCCTGCCCTGAAGAACCGAACGCAGGCCGAACGCAGACCGAACGCACTGCGAACGCAGGCCGAACGCAAACGAACACAGATAAGATAAGAGAAGATAAGAAAAGAGAAGAGAAGAATATATATCCTGTGAGTAGTCTTGAGAACGAAGATAGCGCGCGCGTTGAAGCCTGCGCAGCGGATATAAACCCTGCTGGCACTGTTCCCACTGAGCCGAGCATTGATTTTCAGGAGCTACGGCAATTCTGGGATGAGCATTTCAGGCCTGAAGCCCCGCTGGCCGGATTCACGGAATACAAGCAACTCAGGGCAGCCAAGGCGTATCCCGGTGACTCTCGGATTTACGAAGACCTCAAGGCCCGCATTGATTGCCAGTTCTGGGATCAGGGCTTTGCCCCCGGCCTTGCAAAATATCTACGGGAACGAGCATGGCTCAGGCCGCCGTCTGCTACGTCGAGGGCTTCTCCTGCCGCAAACGCGAAACATGAATCACAGGCCGACAGGGCTGCACGGCTCACATATGAAGCCGGAATGAGCGTGCTGGCTGAAATGGAACAGCGAGGGCTAAACGGCGGGAGGGCATTAAATGCGCGATGAAAACAAAGAAAAGCTGGCCGCCATCATGGCGCTTTCAGCGAATTTCGGAAAGGAATTTTCCACGGCTCTCCTGAAAATCTGGCTTGAGTTGTTGGAAGAATATCCCGCCGATGTCGTCAACGCAGGTGTTCGTGCTGTGATCGTGCAATACAAGTACAAGACGATTCCGCCATTTGCGGTGTTGCGCGAGGCCATGGAAAGAATCGCTGGCATTATCCCGCAGGAAGAATCGCTGGACATCGCGGCAGCCGCCGAATGGAACAAGCTCGTTGACGACATCGGCCGCCGTGGTCGCTACAACTGCCCGCAGTTTTGCCCCACAACGTCCTACGTTTTGCGCGGTATGGGTGGATGGGACGCCGCCTGCTCATGGGATACAGACAAGCTGGAATGGCGGCGCAGGGAATTTATCGAGGCATGGAAGCAGTCCCACGGCAGGGAAGAGGCAATGATGCTCGGCAGTGAGGGCATTAAGGCGCTTGTGGGTGGGCCTGAATCGTCTCGCGCCATCCTAAACCGCGTACTGGAAATCACGCAGTAGGGGGGGTATGAAACTTGTCGTCAGAATCGTTCCCAAAGCCCAGATGCGCGCCCGGCACGGCGTGGTAAATGGCTTTTCGCGCACGTACAAGGACAAGCGTCAGGCTGCCGAAGAGGAGGCGCTTATGGCTCTGCTCGGCCCGTACCAGCCAGCACAGCCGTTTCAAGGGCAATTGCTCCTGGGCGTGAAGGCCTTCCTGCCGATACCGAAGAGCAAGCCGTCATGGTTTACAGGTAAGCCCAAAGAATTCCAGACCCTGGCTCGAAAAGGAGTTGTGCGCCCAACCACAAAGCCCGACCTGGACAATTTGCTGAAGCACGTCAAGGACTGCCTGTCGAAACTGCGATTTTGGGAAGATGACAAGCTGGTTGTGGGCTACCTGCCGCACACAGGGAAATACTACTCAGACGAACCGCGCTGGGAGATCGAAATTCTGGAGTGTCCACATGTTTGATTACGCATATCCCGACATGGTGGTGGTCGAGGCAGAGCCGCGGCAGCCAAGAAGGCTCGTCGGCGTTGGTGTTGGCTTTGAGCGCACTCGCAGGATCACCGGATATCTCGTTGGCGATCTGGACAGGTTCAACAACGCCAAGCGGGCAGAGGAACGGGATCGGGTAAAACATGTGTTGGGAGGTGCATATGGACAGGGATAGACTCGAAGGATGGGCGCAGATTGAGGCCCACCTGGATATGACGAGCAAAACAATATTGCAGCACGGCTATCCCGTGCGGCGTCTCGGCCGCGTATTTGCGTACACAGACGAACTCGATGCTCACAGGGGCACACTCGAGCAGACGGCGCCCATGGTGTGCGCTGATGTGCAGCAGCCGTCTACATGAGATGGCTGCTGCCAGCAGCCTCACGCGGGCCGCTCTAACTCTGCCAGTATGGTCAATGCCAGCCATTGATGCACCGATACCCCAGCATTCTCGGCGCGGGCCTCAATCTCTGCCCTGGCAGACTCAGGCAGGTTAATGGATTTGCGCATGACAGGGCCGTCAAAAATCGGTTTGCGTCCCGCCCCAGGTCGTGCGCCGCCATGCTGCTTTTTGTTTTCTTCACTCTCCGCCATCTCTTTCACCTATCCCAACCACAGTGGGGGGGCCATAGAATAGGCCCGGCCATACAGGGCTAAATAGCCGAGCAGCCGGGCCGGAGTTGTTTTTTGCACCTGTCCCCCTACGGAAATACCACCGACAGAGCGTCTTGCCATTCAGATTCATCCATCTCACGCCATTCACCATCAGCGTCGGCAGCATAGGCGCGATATGTTTCACTACCAGCAGGTATTTCCAGCGTCCAGCCCTGTGAGGTCAAATATGCTCCAAACCGTTCAGCATCTTCGTTCGTGGCTTCGCTACCCAAAAAACCGGCCATGTTGTCTGCATTGTAATTGCTCATTTTATTCCCCTGTTCGTTGCTTTTTTCTTAGCGAGGCAATCCCGCTCTTGTTGATTGAACAATATCCATTTCATCTTGGTTTGTCAATCATAAATCAAAATAAATAAAAATAAAATTTCAGATTCCAGATTTTTCCAGAAGTTTCCGTTAGTTGTTCTCGTGATATGTGCGCTACGCTTCTACCCAAACAGGAGCGTATGCCGTGGCCGACAATTTTACTATCGCACACAAATTTACCGCCAAGTGGGAAGGTGGAGAGTCCGACCATCCCGACGACGGCGGCGGACTGACCAAGTACGGCGTCAGTCTCAAATTTCTCGGCGGCCTGTCTGGCACGCAATCAAACCGCGATGTACTGGAACGTATGGGTATCAGACTGCCTATCACGCGCCAGGTCATTTACGATCTGACCAGAGATCAGGCCGCGTCGCTGTTCCGCTGGCAGTTCTGGGACAAGCTCAGGCTCGGTCTCATTCCTCTGCGCCCTGCCGTGGTGCTCTACGATGCCGCAGTCAACAGCGGCCCTGCCCAATCCATCAAGCTCGCCCAGCGCGGCTACAACCGCTGTGTAGCCTACGGCCAGCCTTTGGTCGTGGATGGCATCATGGGACCGGCCACTCGCGCCGCTATGCAGCTTGCCGACACTGACAAAGCCCTCTCTGCAATGCTCGATGCGCGCGAAAAATTCTTCCAGACCATCGTCGACAATAAGCCCAGCCAGCAGGTCTTTCTGCGCGGCTGGATCAACCGCGTGGATGATCTGCGCCGTTATGTGCGGGGGCTGTGATGTTTGGATTTCTTGGAAACATTTTTGGCAAGGTACTGGACAAGGTTTCTCCCGACCGCGCGGCAACTCGCGAAGCCCAGAGTCGCATCAATGAAGCCGAAGTTGCTGGCGCACCGGCCAGCCGCCTGCGACTCTGGCGCTCTTTTTTGGGGTGGGTATTGGCCCTGCTGCTTGTATGGGAAATACCCGGACGGCTCATTATCGTGCCACTCTTTTTCCCCGAGTGGGGCAAAACCCTGCCGCCATCTGCTCTGGATACAGTTATGACCCTGCTGCTTGGCATGTTGGGCCTGGGGTTCTAGCTGTGACCGTAGAAATCATGGACGTGCTGCAAATCCTCACACCGCTGGCTATCGCTGTCGTCGGTTATGGGGTTCGCCTCATTTGGAGCGAGATCAAGAGCCAGAGGGCCGAGTTGCGCGAGTACGTGCGCCAGGAGACGTGCAAGGCGCACCGTGCGGATTTGCAGCGGCAAATTGCAGATCTGCGAAAGGATATGTGATGGCAGCTAAGAAGACATCTCAGAAGACACTTAAAAAGGACGATGTCTTTTTACTCGCTCTGGCAGAGAGCGGGAACGTCACACGCGCCGCCAAAAAGGCCAAGCTCTCAAGGACACAACTCTACAACAAACGCAAGGCAGACCCAGCCTTTGCAAAGGTTTGGGACGAAGCTGAAGCCCTTGGCGTGTCGGCCCTGGAAGACGAGGCGCGCCGCCGTGCATATGACGGCTGGCTTGAGCCTGTTTTCCATAAGGGCGTGAAGGTCGGCACTGTTCGCAAGTTTTCCGACACGCTGTTGATCGTGCTGCTTAAGGCTCACAAGCCGGAAAAGTACCGGGAGAATATCAAGATGGATAGCCAAATTTCCGGTGATGTCTCAGTGTGCCACGAAGTAAGCCCGGCCATATCCGGACTGCTTAACCGCCTGTCAGAAGGAAAGAAGAAGTCATGACCCGGCAAGAAGCACACGCAACATACGCCCATGCCAGTTCCGCAGAGGATTTGCGGGCGCTCTGCTGTGGTGACCTTTTCTTTCTCCTGGTGTGCGCCATGGGCCGCGACGATATGGACAACGATTTTTGCTATGACCGTTGCCGGGAGGTGCAGGCCAGCCCCGACGGCCATTTGGACCTCTGGGCGCGTGAGCACTACAAGAGCACCATCATCACTGTTGGCCTGACAATTCAGGATGTTCTGCGCAACCCTGGAATGACCATCGGCATATTCAGCCACACGCGGCCCATTGCCAAGGCCTTTCTGCGGCAGATCAAGCGCGAGTTTGAGACAAACCAGCTTCTTCAGGAGCTTTTTCCCCACATCCGCCCCCCTGGGCGTGGAGAGAACCGCACATGGAGCGAAGACGCGGGCATTGTTGTTCGCCGCACCAATAATCCCAAGGAAAACACATTGGAAGCTTGGGGGCTGGTGGACGGACAGCCCACATCAAAGCATTTCGATCTGCTCATTTATGACGACGTTGTAACCCTGGAGTCGGTCAGTACTCCTGAGCAGATCACCAAGACAACGGAAGCCTGGCGGTTGTCCCTGAACCTTGGCGCGCGCGGCGGTGTCCGCCGCATGATCGGTACCCGTTACCATGCCAATGACACGTATGACGCCCTATTACGGCAAGGGTCGGTAAAGCCTCGCATCTATGCGGCCACCGAAGACGGTACTTTTGAGGGTGCTCCCGTTTTGCTTTCGCGCGAACTGCTGGACGAGAAACGCCGGGATATGGGGCCGTATGTCTTCGCCTGCCAGATGCTGCAAAATCCTCTGGCCGACAAGGCCCAGGGCTTCAAGGCAGAATGGCTGCGCTACTGGCAGAGTCAGCAGAATCACTGGCAGGGCATGAACCGGGCCATATTCGTCGATCCGGCCAGCAGCAAGAAAAAGGGCAGTGACTATACCGTCATGGCCGTTGTCGGCTGGAACGCCGACGGCAGCCTGTATCTCATCTATGGTTCCCGCGCGCGCCTCAATCTCACGGAGCGCACCAAACGCCTGTTCGATCTGGTGCGCCAGTACAAGCCCTCGTGTGTGTACTACGAAAAGTACGGCATGCAGTCAGATATAGAGCACATTGACGATGTCATGCAGCGCGACAGCTTCCATTTCAACATTCAAGAGATAGGCGGCAGCACTGCCAAGGTCGACCGCATTCGCCGCCTGATTCCGTGGTTCGAGCAGGGCCGCTTTTTTCTGCCCATCGTTTCCAATTTTGTGGATGAAGAAGGCACGGTCAGAAACTTCACGCCCATCTTTGTGGAAGAGGAATACACATCCTTCCCCGTCTGCGCTCATGACGACATGCTGGACTGCATCTCCCGCGCCGTTGACCCGCAGGTGGGCATGGAGTTTCCCGAGTCCGTTGACAGCCGCACTCCGGTTGAAAAAGAACTCGCCCGCCAGCAGGAGGCGCAGCGCCTTATTGCCGAACAGACTTCCGGCAACACCTACGGCCTGCTCTACGGCTATAACCCGGAGGGGCCGCAATGGTGACCTACACATTTGTTGAGGCCCAAAGCCCGGAGCAGCGTCGCCTGCCGTGGGACCAGATGCAGGCTGAAAACCTGATCCACGCCGTGCTCTGGCACAAGGGCGAACCCACATTTGTGGACTGGCTGGCCAGCATTAACCCGGCCCATGCCATTTGTGGTCTGGGCTACAGCGGTTCAACCCTGGCCGGGGCCGTGTGGGTCAGTCCGGTCATGGGCCTGTGCGGCTGCATCCACTTCTGTATTTTCGAGTCTGCCAGGGCTGATTGGCGTAATCTGGGCAGTCAGGCTATCGCCTGGCTTTTCGATCTGCGCCCCCTCGCCTCCCTGGCCGCAATTTTTCCCGCAAACTATGGACATGTGGCCCGCGCAGCCAAGGCATGGGGATTCAGTTTTTCTCCCCTGCGTTTGCCGATGGCCTGTCATATGCCCACGAAAACCAACCCCTCCCGCTGCCGCGACGCCATTGTGGCAACCCTGCGGCGTGAAGATGTTGTGAGGTAACTATGGGCGGTGTAATCAGTTCTATTTTTGGTGGTGGGGCGTCGGCCCCGTCGCCTGTGGTGTACGAGGCAGAAGCAGCGCCCCGCGAAGTTGAGCATGAAGCCGAGGCCACCAACGTGCGCGACGACGAACAGCGCAAAATCCGCGCCCGCAGGCAAATGGGCGGCACGTTGCTCACGTCTCCCCTGGGTACGGTGGGCAGTGTTGGCAGTTCCGGCGCATCCCTACTTGGCCGCAGCTCGTAGGTAGTAGCCATGCCAGCCATGACACTTAAACAAGCCAGGCAATTGGTGAGCCACCTTGAAGGGCTGCGCAACAAGCGTCTGCCGCAATGGCAGGAGCTTGGCCGCCTTCTGTTGCCATCGCGCGGACTGTTCAAAGGTGAAGAGCGCGAAGGCCTGCGCGAGAGCAGGTTGTTCAACAACGCTGGTCAGCGCGCCCTGGGCAAGGCCGCCGCCGGCATGACCCAGGCCATAACCCCGGCGTCGTCTCCGTGGTTCCGCCATGCCTTCATGCTGCGTGACGACCGCGAGGCCACGGGCGGCAATGAATATGTGGACACCGTGGACACCCGTATCCGCGCCATTCTTGCCGCAGGCGGATTTTATCAGGCCATACATGCGTTCAATCGTGAACTGCTCGGCTTCGGCTGCGCCCTCCTGTACTGCGAAGACAGCATGAAAAGCATTGCCCGCTTTGATTGCCAGACCTGCGGTACATACTGTGTCGCCGTTGACGCTGACCGTAACCTTTCCTGCGTCACTCGCCGGCTCACCATGACGCCAACCGACATGGCGGAACGCTTCGGCAAAGGCAAGCTGTGCAGTGCCACAGTGTCAAAGCTTGAAACCAAGCCATATGACCCCATCAATGTTGTTCATATAGTGCGCGCCCGCACAGAGCGCGACTCAACGAAGGCCGACAGCAGCAACATGCCTTTTGCCTCATACTGGTATGAGGAATCTGGCGGCGAAGACTTCCTTCAGGTCGGCGGATTTCTCGAAATGCCGTTCTTTTTCACCACATGGGAAGAAGCGCGGGGCGTGTATGGCACTGGTCCCGGTGACGAAGCCCTGGCCGACCAGCGCGGCATTGAAGGCTGGGAGGCCCGTAAGGCCGTAGGTGTAGAAAAGATGATTGACCCGCCCATGCTCTGCCCCGGCACACTCAAGCAGCATGTGGACAGAAAGCCCGGTGGCGTCACTCCCGCAGCTATGGGCGCTGGCAGAACAGACGGTTGGCGGCCGCTGTATGAAGTCAATTTTGCCCCGGCCATCGCAGCCGTGCAGGAAGAAATAAACCAGATGTCCATACGCCTTGACGACATCATGAAGGCGAACATATTCGCCAACATGAGCCTTGAGACACGGCCCGCAGGCATGACCATGACCGAATACATGGACCGCCGCCGTCGCGCTGCCGAACTCATGGGTCCCACAGTATCGGCTTATGAGCCGCGTGTCCTGACCCCGGTCATCGAGCGAGTATATGGCATGGCCGACCGCTGGGGGTTGCTGCCGTTTCCACCCGAGGGGCTGTCACAGTGGGCATCGTTACAGGTGTCATACATGTCGCCCATGGCGCAGATGCTGGAGCAGTCCGGCGCTGTGGCCATCCAGAGCCTTCTTGAATTGTTGCTGCCCATCATCAATGCAGACCCCGGAATTGTGGACAAGCTCGACACTGACCAGATCGTGGACGAACTGGCCCAGCGCCTTGGCGTTCCCGCGTCCATCATACGCAGCGACGAGGTTGTGGCAGCCATCCGCCAGCAACGGGCAGAAGCCCTGGCTGCGCAGCAACAACAGGAGAGCATGGCGCAAACAGCACAAATCGCGGCTCAACTCGGCAATATGCGCACACAGGGAACCGTGGCCGGTCAGATTATGGGCGCGGAAGGGGAGTAATGATGAACGAGCATGACCAAATCCGCCGCGATCTGCACGACACCCTTTCCCGTGAATGTGGCATTCGCGTGTTTGATCGCCTGCTCCGCGACCTTGGCGCAGGCGGCCTCATGACCACCGAAGACGATATGCGCATGCGCAACATTGCCGAGCAGTTGTTGCAGCAGGCCGCACAGGCCCATCCCGAAGCTGCCGCCAGGATCATATGCGGGCTGTACGGCATCGGCTCCGGTGTAGCCACCCATACCCCCACAAACACGAATCTCCAGGAGGATGAAAATGAATGACATTGCTACCACCGGCAACCCGGCCCCCGAAACCACACCGCCCGCGTCCGACCCTGCTTCGCAGAATGCGACGTCCGCACCTGCCGCGCCCCCGGCTGCACAGCCTGACGCCAATCCCGCACAGCCAGGCAATACGGATGCTCCTGCTGCCGATTGGAAAGCAACTCTGCCCGAATCCTGGCGCGACATGCTCAAGGACGCCGCGGACGAAGAATCTGCCCGCAAGATTCTGGAACGCGGGTTGAACTACAATCCGGCTGCCTCTCCGGATGATGTGGCGCTCACCTATCCTGACGGCATTCAGGTTGATGAAGCCGTGAGCGGTGACTTTAAAAAATTCTGCGTTGACAAGGGCATCACTCCCGCTCAGGCCCAGGCGCTGCTTGACTGGCAGATCGGGGCCAGCAAGCAGATTGCCGACACCGTTATCGCTAAAGGCCAGAGCGAACTGCGCGAAAAGTGGGGCCATAACTACGACGTCAACACAACGCAGGCCCTCAAGGCCGTTGTGGCTCTGGACAAACGCATGGAAGGCCGCCTGGCCGAAACACTGGCCTTCACCAACATGAACAATAACCCGGTTCTGGTGGAAGCGTTCCACCACATCGGCCAGCTTATTTCCGAAGATCAGCTTTCCGCCGGTCAGGCCGCAGCCGCGCCCGACAAGGCCGAAGCTCCCGAAGAAACCTATAAAGGCATGTTCAAGTAAGGAGTACCGCCATGCCCATGCAGACCCTCAAGGAAATCGCCGCCGACAAGGCAAAAAAACGCCCGGAAATGGTGGACTACCTCACCGAGGAAGCCCCCATTCTGGACAGCCTTAAATGGATTGGGGCCACACATGGCCTCTGGAACGTGGAAGAAGTGCTTTCCGGTATCAAGGGGGCCAGCTTTGTTGACCTGGGCGCCCCCCTGCCCAGTGTGGACGCCAAGACTGACCTCAAGCAGACCTATGTGTCCGTCATGGGTGGCGAAATGGAAGTATCTGTTGACAAGGCCGCACAATTCGGCGGGCCGGATAAATACTTCTCCCGTCGTGAAAATGCCATCCTCAAACAGGCCGGCATGGATACCGAGGTAGCCATTTTTGAAAAATTCTGGCGTAAGGCCGCCCTGCAAAACGAGTTGATCACCAAGGGAGAGGCTACCGCAAAGTGCTACACCATCATGGTGGTGCGCTTTGACCAGGAAATCAACGTGGGCATTTACGATCCCAACGGTTTCAACCAGGGGCGCCTGCTGGAAGTGTCGCCCATAAACGGCGGTGACAAATATCATTTGCGCAGCCAGTCCGGTGTTCTGGGTTATGGCGTGGAATATCGCGGGCGCTTCGGCTGGCAGCTACTGGCCCCCAAAAAGGCCGTACATGCCATTGTCAACGTCAATGGCGACAACCTGCCCACCCTGGCCATGCTTGAAGATGCCATTGCCGAGGTGCGCGGAACGGCCAGCAATACCTTCATTTTCGGTCACCACAAGATCCTCACCAAAACCATGAGCGCCATCAAAAAGGACTACCTGCAACTTTCCAACGGCGACAAGTCTCTTTCCACGGCCATTGGTGACCTCAACGGTATCAAGCTCGTGGGTTCCTACAACATGGCCGACGGCACAGAAGCCAAGGTCTAGCCCCGCGCGTATCGGGCATATCACAGGATACAGCCATGACTTTTGAATTCGGCAAAGAAAACCGCTGGCATGACCAGTATTTCGGCAAGGGCATCGCCGTTACCACCGACGGCGCTGACACTGATGCCCTGGCCGTGGGCCAGCACCTTGGCGCGCTGGCCATCACCGTTTGCGCCAAGGGAGCTGTGGACGCCACCAGCCTTGAACTCACCTTCAAGGAAAGTGACACCGAGAACGGCACGTTTGAAGCCCCGGCTGCTGCTCTCAAACTCACCATTGCCGGTACGTTTGCTGACGGCCAGACCATCGGCAAGATGCTGCTGCCTGACTGCAAACCGTTTGTAAAGGCCAATCTCAAGGGCACCGCCACCGGCAAGGTGGACGTGTTTCTTTCCTATATTGCCCGCTAGCCATGCCGGCGCAAACACGGGGTGCGGCTGCCTTATGCCGCACCCCCGCAAGAGGTAGCCATGATAAGCGATACCACAACCAGCATCCGGTATGTCGTGACTGATGGAGTGTTGAGCTACGGCATTCCGTTTCGCATCTATGCCCCCGCAGACGTGGCCGTATTCTGGTCTGTTGACGCCCGCGCCGACACAGAACTTACCCTTGGCACACATTATACTGTCACCATCCTGACCGAAGGCGGCATGGTCAACCTGCTGCCCGGCGTTGTGCCTGTGGGGGCCGTCCTGGCTGTGGTTTCAAACATCCCCGCCACACAGGAAGCAGATTTTTCCAGTACCAGCACCGTCAACACCGCAGCTCTCGAAACGCAGCTTGACCGCCAAGTTCAGATGATTCAGCAGCTTGAGGACTCCGTTGCCCGCTCCGTAGTTTTGCCCGTCACCAGCAGCGAAACGCCGCAAGATGTGGTGCGGGCTGTTTACGCCGCGCGGGATGACGCACAAACAGCGAACAGCGAAGCCCAGGCTGCTATGAACACCGCTGCGAACAGCGCCGCCGCTGCCGCAGAAAACGCTGCCCGTGCCTTCAGTCAGGCCGACCGCGCCAAAACAGAAGCCGACCGGGCGCAAAACCTTGCCAATATCGGGCCGGCAACGCAGGAAAAATTCGGCATGGTCAAGATTGGTGAAGGCATTGATGTGGAAGAGGACGGGACGATTTCTGTGCCTCCGCCTCCTGAAATCAACCTAGCTACAAACGCAACAGCAGGGACTGTCATTGTTGGTGAAGGTCTAGATATCACCGGCATTGTTGAGGAGGGCCAAGAAAATCCACCTACTCCCGGCATCCTCTCACTTACTACGCATGCCTCGGAAGACGGTGAGAAGTATGGGCGGGGTGACTTCCAGTTTTTCGGGCATGTCAGGCTGACGGATGACTTTGAAGAAATAGCCTCTGCCAGTGAGGGCATCGGCCTTTCCCCAGCGGGGGCCAAAGCCATGTATGACAAACTACTGGGGCTGGAGGGCACGACAACCATCACCTCTTCACGGGACTTTGTTGCCCCCGAGGCCGCCACGTACCGTGTGACTGTTGTGGGTGGCGGAGGAAGCGGCGGCTCAGGCGGTTCAGCGTATGCCTGGACTGTTCAGGTGAGCGAAACCCGGTATGATCATAATCGCTATTCCGGCGGCGGTGGCGGAGGCGGGGGCGCAGGAGAAACGTTGGTCATGGACGTCACTCTGGCAAAGGGCGAAAGTGTGCCTGTGATAGTTGGTGGTCCTGGTGGAAATTCCTCGTTTGGCTCGTATGTAGTTTCCCGTGGAGGAGGACATGGCGGCAACGGGGGAAGTGGTTCCAAAACCAGTGGAATCCCAAATGGCGGAGGGGGCGGAACGTCATATGGAAGCGCAGCCGGTTCGGGCGGAAGTGGCAAACATAGCACCAGCACCAGCAGCGGCCTGTCTGGTGGTTCTGGAGGTGCCGGCGGCCGCTCCACGCACGGTCAGTACGGCCACGGAGGAAATGGCGGTTCCGGTGGCGGTATAAACTCAAACGGCACATACTACGGCCCATCAGGCGGCGCATCCGGCACGCAAGGCGTCGTCATCGTAGCCCTGAACCTTGGAGGTTAATATGCCCACATTTTATTCCCCTGAAGGCAACGCCGAGATATGGGACGAACAGCCTGAAGGCCATGTTTCTGCCGAAGAATGGGAACGCGCCCGCGCTGCTGAAGAAGCCGCAGCCGAAGCCGCCCGCCTTGCAGAATACAACAGTACGGCGGCCAGGGCAGCCCGCTTGCGCACAG